GTAGAGAGCCTGCGACTGGTTCACGTATTCCGTCAATGTCTACTGGCGGTGCAGCGATGAACGCAATAATAAAACATGTTGCTGCGGTTAAGAGTGCGGGTATCATAAGAACACCAAACCACCCCACGTAGAGGCGGTTATCAGTGCTCGTTACCCAGTCACAGAACTTATTCCAATTGGAATCTTGTAAGGTGAGGGTTGTCATTAATCGTATTGACTAGTATAAAGGTGACGGGTGGTTGTAGGTGGAGTTATATCGAAACCAGTTGCTCCGGTTCCTGTATTAGGTGGAGAAGCATTGACACTTTCCGTGCCTTTAGGTGCTACTTTAGCATGTTCATAGCTTGCTATGCTACCTTGCTCACGATAAGGTGCAAGGAACCAGCTGTTGCCGGATGATTGTACTACATATGTCACACCATTATCAGCTACGTGTTCTGTCTCCTGCGGAGCATAGTGAGTTCGTATGTCAGTGATGTCTGTTGCCATAATAATTCTCCTTAGAAATTAACTTGTGAACGTTCTAATTTTTCATATACATCCTGTCTGTATGCAGGATCATTTTCATAACGTGGATCAGCCATTGCACGTACAACTTCAGCTTGACTTCTAAATCCATCAGCAACTGAAGATGCCTTACCTTGTACCATCTCACCTTCGTATCCTTCGGAATCACTGAATCGATAGTACAATGCTTGCAGCGCAAAGTTTATATTATCCATATTACCAGACTCTAATGCCCGATCATATGCTTGTATTTCTTGTGGAGTGAAATTATCTTTGGCCCAACTAATCAGTTGGCCATATGCTTCTTCCCCGCCGACAGCTTGCTGTATATTATTAACAGCTTCTGCCGTAAGAGGTACTGATTCAGCTTCATCTAATGGAGGAGCTTCGTTTTGAATGCGGGTGTACATTTCAACTAGATCTCTACTATCCATTTCACTGAGAGCTTCCATCGTCTCCTCAGTTATCTCTCCGTTGGTATCAAATTCATTGGAGGCTTGGAAGATTGCTTGAGCAGCTGGGTCTTCTCTCCAGTCTTCTTCATCATCTTCTATTTCTTCTGATTCAGAATCCTCCTCTTCAGCTTCCTCCTCCTGAGAGCCAAGCTTTTTTTGTAATTCAATGTAAGCCTTCTCTAAATCTTCAGCATCTTTATACTTACCAGCATATACTTTTTCTTCTTCCTCTTGTAATTGTTCTGCTACTTCTAATGACTCTACATCACGCTGATCTTCAGCTTCAATGGTTTCAGGATCGTCACTAGGATCATACGTCAGGTTGATTGCCATAATTTGTTTCTGCTTTTAATCCTCCAAGACCAACTGTAGTAACTATGCCACCGGGAGGATGGATAGTAGGCTCACCAACTAAAGTTTCCTGAGCATATTTAAACTTATTGGTATCGAAAGAGGTGGGTTTAGCGAGTTCTTTCTCGTCAAATTTTTGTTCAATTTTTTTAACAGCCTTTGGTTTCCTAGAGGGAACCCTCTTAGGTCTACTGGGCTTCTGGGTTGAATTGTTCGGCGACATCTTCTACTAATTCGGGTGCGTCTTCATTTTTTGATGGATCAGCCATAGGTGAATTCATAAACTGACCTGCCTGTTTAGTTAGTTCCATCTGTTGAGCCTGTTGAGCAGCCTGTTCTTGTTCGGCTTGCTTATCTTCCATAGACTTAACAAGATTCAATACATCTATACCTTGTGCTGCAGCTAACCTTTTGATAACCTCATCAGCACTGATGTGTTGCATCATTGCTTCAGGGCCAAGGGTTTGTGCAATGGTAGTCATGAATTGAGTCAGACTTTCTCTATCTTGTCCACGACCTAAAGCATTTATACCTGCTACGATTGTAGGTTTAACTAAGTCTTTAGGTATGCGTGGCAATTCACCTGTCCTTTGTAGAACTAATAACTTTCTATTTAAATATGGTATTAAGAACTCAACCGTGAGCAAGCTGAATAGCCCACCCAATTGCTGTTCGAGTTCTAGTTGTGTGAGGCGTACCTCTTCTGCAGTAGTACGTTCACTTTGTCTTACATTTAAAACAAGGTGAGCGTCAAGTAACCTTCTCTCCAATGTCTGCATAAGCTGAGAAGCGGTAGCAAAGTCAGCTGTTTTGCCAACTTGGATAACACCGATGTCATCCGGCCGTCCTTGGACGATTGCTCCGTTGCCCGCAGCAGCGATTGTCTGGGGTTTAGTGCTACTTGAAGGTGATACAGTAAAGATTACTTTTGCGGCTGCTGCAGAGCCTTCTACGAGTGCCTGAGAGAGTGCTTCAAGTGAGTTGAAGTCTCCTAGGAACTCTTCGACTCTACCACGTCCGTAGTTTTCTCCATCAATGGAGTTAAATCTTAGTACCAACCATGGGCTAGCGTCCTTGGGCGCTTTACCCTCTGATCCGGGGACTAGCTTATCAAATGCTTCTTGATGCCAGACCCATTTATTTCCTCGTAGTTTTACACACGTGTAAACATCTACATCCTCTTCATTCCTTGAGCCTATCCCACCACCTACATCACCTGCGTGATTAGGTTGTTGAGCTTCGATCTCTCTTAATACTGGTGGTAGTAGATTTCTATTAATGATTTCTTTAGTAGCGATTTCAATTACGTTACCGTTACCATCTCTCTCTACGACATAGCGGTTCAGTGGGTAATGCTTAATACCATCCTTGCCCATGAATATAAGGGCGTTACCACCTACAACTAGATGCTTAATAGCTTGGTGTATGGTTACTCTATCACTGGATGCAGCAATAGAATCCATGACCATACGTTCCATCTTAGATAAACTTATGTCAAGTTCAGATCTAACCTCTGCAGGCATATCTGTACCTAATTTTTCATCTTTGATTTGGAACTTAAAGAAGGTACTTTGTGGAGGTAACAATGCAAGCATAAGTTTAGCTGCTAATGTTACGACACACTTAGAACCTACTGATTGCCAAGGTGTATCTAGTTTTATATGTGATGTACGTCCCTCATCATTCTGAATAAGATAAGGAAGTGTAAGCTTAGAGCACTGAACAGCTACGTCAAGGAACTGTGTACGGTGTTTAGTAAGTGAATCGTATCTTTGACGTGCGTTGTATTTCATTGTTGTTATACGTTAACTTGTCCTGATCCACCGGCGGGTCCACCAGCTTGTGGATCTAATGCAATCCTAGTTTTGCTAGTTTTCATAGCTCTCTTTTTCTTTTGATTAGTAGCGGCTCTACTTAAGCCCTTACCCATATCACCTTGAGTACTAGCAATCTTCATGTTAGGATTATAAGCTGATGCTTTTTGAACAGCATCTAGTTTTGCTTGCATAACTGCCATGTGTTTTTCGTTTTCTGCACGCATTGCTGCAGCGTCTGCTGCTGCTTTAGCTCGTGCTTCGGCTGCTGCCTGTTCAGGAGATGGACCTGAATAACTAGGAGCCCTTCGTCTTCTACCCATAGTTTTGTACCTATATATGTTTAGTTAATACAGAATAATTGTGTTCCCATTTAAGTTTTCTAGCGAGACCCTTTCGTACTGTCACTTCAATGAGAGTACAGCCATTCTCTCTACCAAAATCCTCTATGGAATTAAAGTATTTCATCCATGGTTCGTAATCGTAACCAGATTTAGTAGCCCAAATATGTATTTGTAATATCTTAGTACGTGGGTACTCAACTACTTCACATATTAAAGCAGACTTAATCTCCTTACCATCAGTACCAATCCATAACACACACTCTCCTTTAAGAATAAGATTCAAATAATCTTCGGAGTTGTATGCTTCATCAGAACGGTCTAATGCTTTGTCTATTAAAGGTTGTACTTCAAACCATAGATCAGGTACTACCTTGGGAGGAACAAGACTTGCTTCCATCAGTCATCTAGTCTGTTTTGATACCACTCAACCACCGAACGTTGGCCAGCTTTATACATGATGCTAGCCAACTCTTCTTTAGGGTGAGGGTTAATGGTTGGAAATTTTTCTTCCATTTCTAGCAGTAGTGACTTAGGAGTGGGACCTAAGATAGGTTCAAGCGTACTGCGGGAGGTTTGTATTTGCATGTTCAAAAAAGGCGGGCATTCTGGCTCTCTGTGTCTCAGAAAATTCTGGGGCTTTACCCTCATACATTAAACGATCACTAGCATCCAGCCAAAAATTTTTGTCCAAATATTTATCGGTAGTATTTATACCTAGAGGTTGAAGAATCCAGTTAATGGTGGCCTTCCTAAGTTTATCCAGAGAAGGAGAAGGACGTAAGCCCAACTCAGTACATACAAGAGAATTTGCTCCGACATGGATCTGCTCGTCTCTGGAGATATCGGCAGATAGAGTGCGCAGAGCAGCATCCCCAT